AATCTCTTTTGCAAATCCTTATCCTTATCATCTTGAAATTTTATAAAAGAAGAACTTACCACGGTTGAAATAAAATTAGACACCTCAAGAACCAAATTTGGTACTAATTCTTTTTTCATTGTAGTTTTATAATAATAAATTTTATTGTTTGATTCCGTCTCACGTATAGAATATTGTTCCTTATAATAAGTGAACAGTCTTAAATAAGACTCATCATCACTATCGAAAAAATTATTATAGTAATTTTCACTAATCCAACCACCATCAGTAATAATGTAATAGCCCTCTCTTTCTGTTAGAAAAACAGAAACAAAGCAATCATTTGTGGTAAAGAAAGGCGTTATTATTTCTATGGTCTTTCCATATTTTTTCACTTTCCACAAAGAACTAAATGACGCTATTATAATCTTTATTATATCTTCCATGATTATTCAATATCAAATTGTACATTTTCTAAAGGATCAATATTTTCTTCCATTTTAAAAGGAAGAACACCTGGGGTCGAAATTAAATCAAAATTTTCAAATTTTATATTGGCCTCCTGCATAAAATGCAAAACACACATAGAAATATCTTCCAAAACTTTTGATTGCTTTTCATCCAACAGCACCTTTGTCTTGTAAGCTATCTCCTTTCCATCAGCTACGAACCGATGAAAATGAGGAGTTGGAACTTGTTGTTCCTCTATAGGAATAGGCAAATTGGAATTCCTATGAGAAGGTCCCGTAGAATCATATCTAAAAAAAGGTCTTTCACAAAAAGGAACACAGCGTAAAATGAATTTAAAATCTTTTTCTTCAGTTTCTTTTTGTTGTATGGTAAAAATTATATCATTTGGTAAGACATCGCTATAAGTAGGAGTATTTTTTTCTTTATAATCCGGTCTGCTATTTTTCTTTTCGTCAAGAACGATTTTGTTATTTAACAAAATTTTCTCTTCATCTATTAAGGAGCAATAGCTTTTATAATTATCTCTAACTTTAATATTGACTTTCATCTTTAGCTTATATAAACATTGTGTTTAAAATGGTTCTTATTTAGGAATAACTCTTATAAAATGATATGTAACAGTTCCATATTTTGTTAGAAGATAGTCATTTACATACATTCTTGCTTCAGAATTTAGTTTTTCTTGAGAGTTTGAATTAGACACAAATTCTAGATTCTGTATTTCTCCATTATATTCAAATATAGCTATATATTCTTTCATCATTATCCTATTTTATTTGATTTTTGCAAATTACATTTTTGACATAATAATTGAAGATTCTCCACTGTAGTCGCACCACCTTTGGAAAAGGGAATAATATGGTCAAGCTGCAGGTTTTCAGTAGAACCGCAATAAACACATTTTCCTCCATTCCTTCTCCAAACTACATCAACGACTTCTTTAGGTATAGGAGGTCGCTTATTTGCTTCCGGAAAGATTTCTCCCTCATCCATTAACTCTTGCAGTGCAGCCTTTTCTAAGTCTTGCTTTCGTTTCTTTGCAAGAAGCTTCTCTTTTATTTTATTTATTGCTCTCCTGTTTTCCAACTCATCAATCCATTTTTTATACTCCATAATACTAGATTCAGACGTATCAATATACAATAAATCAGATTCAGTATCAGAAAATAGCACTCCATGCATCTCCCATTCTTTAGCCATATAAGTCAAGACGCCTGAATATTCAGACTTTAGTGAAAAAGATTTTTGACCAATCGGCTTTAAAATGATGAAGTCTCCTGAGCTAATCAAGCATGTCTTATATCCTTCATATAAGATAGCGCGTATAGGAACATTTACATATATACATGTGCATTCTTCATCCGGAACAAAATGAAGATATTTCTTTCCGTTCAGATTTTTCCAGTTGAGCATATTTTTCTTATTTTGCCGACATACACATAAGTACTCGATATACGCCGTACACCTCTGACAAAGGAACGTCAAAGTCCGAGAATTTCGGGTCCGGGTTAACCGAATGGCATTTCACATAACCTTCCTTACCCTTGCATTCATGGAGTTCCTTTACTATAACCCCATTTGCAGTGTCCAAAACGTATGTTTTACCCCAGTCTATAAAAATATTGGGGTTTATCTTCTTTATCAAAATACGGGAACCTGAGGGGTATTCAGGTGCCATACTATCTCCATATACTGTAATGGCAAAGTCTACATCTTCAATGGGTGAAATTATAGCCTCACAATTTTGGAGCATTGCGCCTGGAGCCGCAAACCCCGTAAGCGTTCCTCCCATAGCTGACATGGGAAGAAGATATGTGGTGAAACCCTTTGTATATTCTATATCTTTCTTATCAAAAGATTCTTCATTTTCTTTTCTTCTAAGACTATTTAAGAACAGACTGTTTTTTTCACTATCTAACATATCTCCAACCCCTGTCAACAACCATGCAGTGTTCAACTCTGGATAAACAGACTTTATCTTATCTAAAGATGCGGTACGTATGCTATCACCCACATTATTCACGAACCCGGTAGACAATCCTACTTTTTTCTCGAACTTACCTTGACTAATTTTTAGATAAGCCAAAAATGATATTAATCTCTGCTTTGTTGTCATACTGATTTATTTTCTGTATATTTGCACTGAATTTTAAAACCTATATTGCTATGTTTAAACGAATCAAACTTTGGTATCACAGACGCTTATTCATGAGAATTTATTTCATTTATCTCAAACACAGCGACAAGCCTCAGGATGCCGTCAATGATGCTTACGAGGATCTTAAAGCGATTATCAAAGTCATGGAAGAAAAGCTCTAGCCCTAGTATTTCGTTCTTTCACTGGCTGCGTAGGGTAAATAACAGGTATTGAAAATTTAATTTTAGAGACATTCTCATTAACCTGTTTATTTTCCTCACTAACTGATTTTCCTCCAAATTTTCCACCAAAACGAACTCCTATTACAGAACCACTTACCTCTACCCCTCCTGTTTTTTCTCCATTGTTTAAATTCTCAGAAGATGCTGAAACAGCCACTTCAAAATCTATATAGGAAATCTTCAAATCCCCACTAACCGCTCTTACCTTTTCCTCTGCAGAACGATTGCTAGGTGATATGATTGCTCCATTTTTCAGTTCTTCTTGACATTCTTTCACTGCTTCTGTAACATCAAAAAGAACTGATTTTATAAAATCTTTCAATTCCATAAATGATAATTAAAGTTAATCACAGATTTATTTTCTGTAGTTTTATTTGTTACAGAAAATATTTCTGTATCTTTGCAACATCAAACAATAAACAACAGCACAAAGGAACGAAAAATAGTTCGGAAGTGCAAAAATATTGACTAACTAAAAAGAGGTAAGACAATGAAAAGATTCGATTTACGACAGATTATGAGAGATGCCCACAGAACTTACAAGTATGTAGGCAAGAAACAAGGCAAGACCTTCGGTGAAGTTCTGAAATCAACATGGAAACTGGCAAAACTGAATGTTACAATGCAGGAAGAGCTGGCAAGACAACAGGAAGAAAGAAATAACAAGGTGTTCACTCCGGTCAAAGCAGAAAAAGTCACTTTCAAAGCCGAATGGTCAGACTGCTACAATTCCAACAGCCGTGGATATTTAGGCTCCCAGTACTGCGGAGATTAATAAGGACATTAATCAGGATTATCCTGTCCGGTCTCGATACCGGAAACAATCCGTAAAAGGTATGGCAGGAACTACATGGAGTGATTGCCCTTAGCAATCCGTTCCAGAAAGCGATACTGGCGCTTACCCTCAATCCCAGCATAGAGGACGCGAGAACTAACGGTCGAAGCAAGCAGCCTGTAACAAGGTCGATGCAAGCAGCCGGGCGAAGTAAGGGCGATCATGCCCCGAACGGTTATGCAGTGAAGAACAGTAGCTGACAACTCCGGTGGGAAGACCAGAGAGAGGTTATCGGGGCACAAACTAATAATATCTACTTATGAGAAACCTAATTAGATTAAACAAAGAAATCAACCTTTCGATAATGCCGAAAGGCTGGAAGGGCGGAAAGGAAAATCAAATTTCATGTCTGACTCTTTACATGACAAAAGAAGAAAGAGAAAAAATCATGTTAAAATTCTCTTTATACCGTAACAAAGCCTACAGAGTTGAAATAATGTGCTACCTATTATCTAATTACATCGCTCATATATGCGGAAAACCTTGTGAAAGTATTGCAATGAAAGTCTGGAAATATGGTAAAGAATACAATACCCCTAATAAGTATGTATATTATTCTATCGGGGCAATACCTGTAGACTTGAAAAACGCCGTTGCCCTCAACATGAGCAAGAGTGGTTATCGGTTCAGAAACGAAATATATTACCATGCAGTTACAGCTTTCTATAATGCTCCTGACAGACTGTTGGACGGAATGTGCAAAAGGATAGCATATATGAAAAATCCAAAAGCAAAGTATGACAGAGCCGTTAGGTTACAAACTGTTATCCCGGAAGAAATATACCAAATGATAAATAGTTACGCGATCCAAAACGGTATGAATGTATGTGATTTGATAAGGATTACGCTGAGAGCGTCTTGTGTTTCGAAAAAAGAAAGAGCTTTGGACGACTCCATGATAGGAAAAGTGTTCAGCCTTTATAGACTGATAAAACAGCCAGCATATCCTTTTACGGCAAATCCTAACAACAGGGCATTATTAGTTGAGATCAAAGGTGAAAGAGAGATGTACTATCTAATGAAACTCATGAAGCGTAGAAGGATATCCAATGCGGAAATGTTGAGGAAAGCAATTAGAGCACTGGATGATGTAATAAGTCACAAAGACAAGATTAAAAGGAACGTGACAATAGAGCCCCAATCCTATGATGAAAATGAAGAGGATTATTGGTATGATAAAATAGCAAAGAATGATTTTGCAAGATCTATATACTTATAAATGAAAACAATGATTTCCATCTGTGGAGCATCCTTTCTAGTGCTCCTTCTTACCATGCAGAACATGGACGCATGGTTTTGGGTGGCGGCAGCATCATTCACCGCCACATTACTAGTGATAAGCAACGAACTTGACAATATTGAAAATCAAAAAAAATAAAGCTATGACAACAGTAGAAGAATTACAAAGCATGACACACGAAGACCTTGTAAGACGTGTGCAAGAACTGGAACAAGACCTTAAAGAAGTCAAGGAACAGAGCGACATGTGGTTCGATTCGTTCACCCGCCTACAGGCACGACACGAAAGCTGTAGATACTAATTGAAAAGTGCGCCAATATTCCAGTTGAAAATTGCGCCACCATAGGATAAGTATAATGACCTTTGTATAATCCAAATGCAAAGGTAAAATGAAGACTATGGTAGAAAGACAATCAATAATACACATGTATAGAGTATGCGGTTATAGCAAACGGC